AAGCATTTCAATCAGTTCACCATGTCACTTTTATTTTGTGTTATACTGTTTTATAAGATTTTCTTTCCCTTGTTTTTTCCCTTATCAGAGTTCGTAAACACTCATGGGACAATATAATACAAGGGAAACAATAAGGGAAAGCTCACCTGCGACAAACTTAGTGTTTTCAAGGGCTTGAGAGATATTTGATAATAAAATATAACAGTTATTAAATCCCTTTGAATATATGAAATCTCAATTCCGATTTGTCAAATTCAAATCCGCATTATATCTTAAAAATAACGGCATTATATATCACTTTCGCAACCATACAATGCCGTTACTTTTATTTTCTTCGATACACCAAACCAAACATATTCCTGTATACGATAATATCATATACAGAGTTCGACTTGTTCAGCTTTAGTGGACTTGACGGTAACGCAGTCGAACCCCATTTTCCTTGGAAGTACGGTATGCATATTCTGCTTTTCTCTTTCAGCTTAAACTCCCATATGCAGGATGTCAACCTTTATCTCGGCAGTAGGCTTGGCAGTTGCTTCAAACGTCAATGAATTCTGCCCCTGCTCCTTGCAGGTAATGCCTGCTGCCACATAGTCTGCCATGGTGTCCTTGTTCACATAAGTGATAACGCTCTTCGTCTCATTCATAATCGGCACCGTGACTGTATTCAGATATTTGCCCTCTGATGCAGACCATCCATCCACTGGCAGTGTCACTGTGACTGCCTGTGGAAGTGCATTGACCAGCTTGGTCTCGACATCAGTGTCAATGATATCCTGCAATCCGGCGAACCAGTCTGAAAAAATCTGTGTCCACTGCTCAAACAATGTTGTTGTGGACAATTGCTCAATCAGACCTGTTACCCATCCGCACAGTTCTGTGTCTCCTCTTGTATCTTCGATGTCTGCTGCTGTAATCTGTGTCGCTCCAGCCTTAATATAAATATAGGCAAGGCAATACTCCTTGACTTCCTCTGTCCGTGTCATTTCCGGCTTTTTCGGGCTTGTGGCATACGCTCCGTATTTCAGCACCGGTGCGGATGCTCTGACGCTCTCCGTTCTATCAGTCCGTACAACCACAGCGCCATACCGGTTCAGTGTCACGTCTGCGCTCTCCAGTGTCATAAGGTATTCCGAGCTATTGTCAACCCATCTTTTATCAAACCAGCCTCTTCCGGTGTCAATCTTAATGGTCATGCCATCCTGCGGACGTACTGCCAGCTTATTGCCGACGCTTTCATATACTCCATCCGAGATAAGCCCTTGAAATATCTCACTCATCTCTTCCGCATCATACTTTCTGTCCCCATTAATGCTGTTAAAAAATCCGCTTTTCCACATATCCTATTCCTCCTATAAATTAAATTGTGGAATCAATGTGATTCCTGTACTTGATTCCGATTCTATCGTGCTGATCACCCTTGCATTTCTACTGATTCCGTATTTATTTGTTACGGTGACAATGTCTCCCATGGAAAAATCTTCCTCATAAGTAAATGTATTGTTGCTTAACACCTCTCCGGAAAAGCCTTCTGTCATGCTCAGCTCTGCCAGCTTCTCCTTGCCTCGTTCCTGGAGCAGCACCTTGTACTGTTCATCCGTGATGGTCGCATCCGTGGTTGTCTGGCTGATGTCTCTTGCATCAGTGAAGATTTCATTCCTTTCAAGCCCTTTCAGGCTATTGCCTACGGATGCATACTTTCTATCCGTTCCTTCTCCCTCTCCACCGATTAATGTCACGTTTGAATACTCCTCCGTCCGCATCTGATAGCTTGTATTCACAAGATTGTCCAGAGCCTCACTGAATTCCACAAAAGGCCTCTCACTCTGTCCATGCGACCTGTCCTCGCCTTTGTAGACTTCGAATATCATCTTTTTGTTTTTAATATAAATATCCCAGCCAATCTCGTAAGTCGTGCAAATATCCTTTATAGCAAGGTCGAGGCTGTCTCCGGTGATCTGCTTTTCCACCTTGTCTGTGATTCCCACTTTGTCTCCCAGCACAAGGTTTGGGATGACCCTACTGCTATTTGACGGATTGATGGCATTTTGCAATACCAATGTCCTTATTCCATCTTCACAGGTTCCGGCAAGGTTGGTCTGCTTCCACACGATCCGCTTGTGAAGAATGTATTTCAATTCTCTTCCGGTCACTGTGATGTAGTCTCCGCTTTCATTATCCGTGACTATATTAAAGTTAAGTACAATCATCACTTTTCTGTAAATCACTTCTGTCTCGTCGCTGTTCACATGGACATCCTGGGACCGTACAAGCAGTCTTTCTCTCTTCAACAGATCTATTGCCTTTTCCGATGCTCTCAGATACAATTCGAAATCTCCCACGCCATAATACTCCGGTCTCCAGATTGAGCTTTCATAAGTATCTATCGTTCCGAGCAGATTAAAATTAAAATCAAGAACCCGTATCTCCATCTTAAAGCCCTCCGTATAACTGCTGTGTTATGAATGTGATTCTGAGGTCACTGTTTCCGCTGTCACAATTATAAGTAAAAACATTGTCTCCCTGCTCTACCTGAAGCCAAGTGCTGCCCGGCGATAAGTGCCCCATGATATTTGTCTCTACACCGGCACGAATCAGCTTAATCTCTTTCTGGCCAGTATTTGTGTTAATCACAATCTCGTCGTCCTGCTGCATGGTGTAGTTCAGTTTCAAATAGGTTTTTTCATCTACATCATAAATAATCGGGTTGACCACTTCTCCTGTGGCATAAAGCTGAATGATGATGCCCGTCTCTGTCTCTCCGGTGTTTATGATGCTCTTTCTGATGTTCCTTTCAATCCTTGAAATTTCAATTCCATTCTTGTCGATGGAAAATGGGAATTCAAACAGTGCTTCTGTGTCTGAAAAATAACTTACCAGGTCATTTACTGCCCGGAAGTACGGTTGCGGACATATGATGCTTATCTGTGCCACTTCCCGTGCGGAAAAAATGTCACAGCTTATCAATTCAACCGCTCCATTAATAAGCACATCTCTACTGTCCGTTTCAAAGTGCAGCTGCACATCTTTTTTTACTGGAAAGTACCGGTACAGTTTCAAGCGGTTCTCTTCAATTTCTCCATTAATGGTCATGTAAATGACGATATTACGGTATCCGATGCTCCGGCGGTTAATTGTAGCACCATCCGCTGTAGAATTCGCTGTAGAGGCTATTGTAGCCTCCACAGGGGTAATTCCATCCACCTTGTATATGGTGTAGTCCTTATTCTTTGAAAAATCGATTCTGTCTCCTCTTTCATTTTCTGCAATTAAACTTATCATTGTGGTCCTCCTGCAAATCCGAGCAGATTTTTTGTGTTACGGTAAATTTCAAGCCTGCTCAAGCTCTTCGGGCTGTTATTTGTCTGGTAGAAATTCTGAATAATTGTCCTCTGCTCAGTTCCTGTCTCCGTGGTTGCACCGGTACAACTCCCGGCTTTTTTCAATGTGTTTGCTGTAGCGCTGATTTCCGGCACGTTAATATCATTTGAAAGCTCGCTGTTCAATGCCTTGAGCGAATCTGCAGCAAGATTCTTTATTGCCTTGACAGCATTTTTTGTCTTGTCTACAATCGCATTTCTAAAACCTGCCACGAAGAAGTCTCCAGCTTCATAGGTCTTCTTGGATGGCGAATGCTCGTCCAGTCCTTCTCTGAACTTCTTCAATGTGTTCGTTGCAAGATTTGCCGCCGCCTGTCCGGCAATGCTCCATCCGTCATTTATGGAGTTCGAAAATCCTAATAGGAAGTCAATACCTGCCTGCTTGGCATCATCATTCTTACTCTTCAATCCTTCCACGGCACTTCCTGCCACTGTTTCTCCGGCTGTGTTCGCCACACCATTGTTGTCCTGAATTCCGGCTGACAACTTATCTACAAGGCTCGTTCCGCTGGAATATGTGTCAGTTCCGTCTATCTGGTCTTTCGCCGCCCCTGCGGTGCCTGCTGCCGCCAAGGATGCTGCTCCATTGTTCTGAATGCCGGATGCCAGCTTATCTACAAGGCTTGTTCCACTGGAATAAGTGTCTACGCTATCCAGCTGTGCTTTTGCTGTATTTGCAGTATTTGCCGCTGTTCCGCTTACAAGCTCGTTCTGCAATATCATTCCGTCTGCAAATGCACTTGCGCCTTCGCTTCCTGCTTCTCCTGCGCCTGCTGCATACTTGTCTAACTCAATCTGCGCCTGGTCAACCATGTATTTAGCCTGGTCAACCATTTCCTGTGTTACTCCCGGAGTATTCTCTTCAATTGCTTTTTTCAGGTCAGTATAGTTCTGCTTCAAATTTGTGAGCTGATTCTGCAAGCTCTGCTTCGTTCCATTTTCTGCCGTTATAAAGCTATTCTGCGTCCTTATCATTGCGTCGCTGATTTTGTCTGCGTCCCCGCTTATTATTGCAGAAGAAAGCCCTTCATAATTTTTTATCGTATTCTGATATCCAATGTACTTCTCCTCTGCCTTCGCCAGCGAATCGCTTTCATCATCCAGCGCCTCTTGTGCGACTTTCAAAGCATCCTGCGAATCATACCATGCCTGTATGTATCCATTTTTCTTATTATAAGCTACCTCATACTCCAGCATATTCACCTCATGAAGTGCTTTCTGGTAATCATCCTGGGCTGCCATATAATCCGTCAAGGCTTCCTGTCTGCCCTTTATTGCTTCCTCGTAATCACCCTCGCTTGCATCCAATACAGCTTCTGCTTTCTTTTTTTCAATCAACTGGTCAATGCTTTCTCCAAGTTTTCCATTTGCTTCGATGATATCCCAGACTTCTTCCTTTTCTATTCCAAGAGCCTCAGATAACTCATTTACAATGAAGTTTGCTCTATCCTCATATCCTGCCTTCACCTGACCATTTGTATCAATTAATGTATTCAGTTCATCCTTCAAAGATTGCAGTCTGCTATATTCAGAATCAATGCCTGCCATTGTTTTTTCTCTGGTCTCTATCATCTGCTCATAGGCTTCATATTCCTCATCGACGTGGTCTATCCGCTCCTTTTGAGCATCTGAAAGACCATACTCAGCTTCCATGGCTTCTTTATCCTTCTTTATGAGCAGGGCTATTCCTCCAGCAAGTGCCGCTACCCCTGCAACTAGCCATGTTGTTGGTGACGCAAGGAAAGCAGTATTTAGAGCAAGCTGTGATGTTGTCTCAGCATCTGTGGCTACTTTTAATAATCCGAATGTTGTTGCAAGACTTTTTACGCTATTCGCAAACGTAGCCACTTTATTTATGACAAACACCGTGCCAAGAGTAATTCCAAGGATTTTCAGAATCCGTATCACATCATCTGTATTTTTAATGGCATAATCTCCAAATTTTTCAAAATATGGGATTGCTTTCTCCGCCATCGGAATGAGCATTTCTGTTTTTAAAGTTCTTCCCAATTCCTTGAACCTGGTTCCCACGTCGTCATATCGGATTTCCTTCAGGTCTTCCATGGTGCCTTTCACGTCATTGTATGACGTTCCAAGCGTAGTCAGAGACTTCACCACTTCAAGGTTTGCATCCTCACCCATTGTTCCAAATGCTGTAGCTGCCATGTTTAATGCTTCTTGCTCATCAGTGCACTTTGTGATGTCTCCCACAATGGAATTAATGACATCCTTCATGGTTCCTTTTCCTTCTGACCAGCTTTTAAATGCATACTTCGTCTTGTCACTGAATAAGTCAAGGTTATCTCCAATTGTTCCGTCGCCAAGTCTGTTCTTGATTTCATTGATGGAATCATTCACTTTATCGAGGTTATAGGCTCCGCCCTTAGTTCCATTTTCCAGTAGCTGAAAATACTCTTGTGCGGAATATCCTGCCTGCTTAAAGTTTCCTCCGTATTCTGCAACGTTGTCCCCCAGCTCACTTGTGTAGTCAAGCCCATTCTGACTTCCTTTTGCAAACAAATCGAAGGCTGTCTGTGCATCAAGGCCAAAGTGTTTCATTAAATTGCTAACTCCTCGGATTGTCTCGTTGAAATCAGAGCCAAAGGTGTCTTCCAATGCTATGGCATTTTCTGTTAAATCTCTGATATTGCTTGGGTCTACTTCCCCAGTTGTCTGTTTGACATAGGCCATTTTGTCTCCTATATCTTCCAGGCTTTCTCCATATGCATTGTTATACAGGTCATCCATTTCAGCCTTGAATGCCTTCATTTCTTCTGTACTTGCTCCAGTCTGTGCCTGGAACTTATTGTATGCGCTTTCCGTTTCTGTCATCAGTTCTTTAAATTCTTCAATTAAGTTTCTAATGACATCTGCTGCCAGCTCCGACAGAGTTCCTTTCAGCACCGTGAAGCCTTCTGCACTTCCCTCTGCCTTTTCACCCGCTGACTTTGCTTCTTTTCCGCTATCCTGTAACCCTTTGCCTGCTGCCTGCGCACTATCTCCGGCATTTTCTTCTGCTGTTCGAAGTGTCTCAAGCTGATTTTCATAATCGGCAATTTCTTTCTTGGTACGGTTCACGGTTGCCTGCTGATTATTTATTTTAATTCTTAAATTCTCTGCTGCTACGGAATTTTCTCCGTATTCTTTCTCAGTAAGTGCAAGCTGTTCTTTCTCAGCTTTCAGAATGGTCTCCTGCTGCTCCAAAACTTTGTTCAATGAGTTAATCTTTGCGCTTACCCCATCTGTACTGCTTTTCCAATCGTCCATTCCAGAACTGGTTGCTTTGAATTCAGAATTTACAAGCGTAATCTGCCGCTTGGCTTCCTGCATGGCTGCCTTTAATTCAGATATATCAACTTTGAATTTTGTCGTAGTCTCATTCTGTTTTCTTGCCATTTTTTCCTCCTAAAACCAGTTATCACCGGCAGGTACACGGATTTCTTTTTCTACCGCCTTTTCTTCTTCTGCCCGGTCATTATGGTCTATCATGTCGTTAATAAGCTGAAAAACGTCCTCTGCCGGATAGTCCAGTAATTCAATCGGATTCATCCCTTTGTACTGTCCGCACAATGACAGGTTCAGCTCTGCAAATGCCTGCGGTAATGTGAGCTTCACACCACCGCTTACTGTTTTTTTGGCTTGTGCATCCCCCTAAGCTGAGCAATGCACCATGTCATTAATCCTTTTATAACATCAATAAGCTCTGCTGCATTAATGCCATCCAGTTCTGTTTCTGTCAGACCAAAAGTAGCCTTGAGAATCTTATTCAGGCATTCCGGTGTGCTTCTGATGGCACCCAGCACATCCTCTCCCTCTTCTCCGTCAATTGAAGCGAGCATATTTATTAAATTAAGGGAAGTGCGGTATGGGATTTTCAAGCTATCTGCTTCTGCAATCCGCTTCACTTCCTGGAGTGATTCATCTTTATATATTGTTAATTTGAATTCCATGTTTTTCTCCTTTCAAAAACAGGGACACCTTTTCGGTGTCCCCGTCTGTTTTTACGCTGCAACCGTAACGCTGTCCGGTGTCTGAACTGTTTCGAAGAACTTCGCTTCTGTCTGTTTTACGGTTTCTGCCTTTACGACAACTGCTTTTGCAGTCTTTCCGGTCTTTTCGAAGACGTGAGTGGTGTTGATTCCGGTATAGGTCAACTCCTGACCGCTTGCATCTGTACCACTGTCCTTCGTTTTGTGAGTGCTGGACGGAACTGCAAATTTTCCTTTTAATCTCCATACAAAAATCACCGAGCCGTCTGTCTTTTCAGTGACATAACCAATTGCATAGTATTTACTTTCTCTTTCTCCTTCCACCAGCATTCCGGTTGTCTCGTCATAGTACTGACCGGTTAATTTTGCTAAGACATCCAAATCCAGTGCGGATGCATTAATTTTTACGGTGTCTGCTCCGGTCGAATCGATTGCGATTGCCGGGATGTTATCATAGTAATGTGTGTCTGAGCCTGTCTCAGTATCTTTGCTCAATTCTGCTACACCGGCAACCTGAAATGGTGTGCCAAATGTCAGCTCTCCAGCTTCATCCTTGGTCACTTCTGCTGCAACCAGGCTCTTGACTCCACGGTATTCTGTGTATTTCATTTTTTAAACCTCCTTATAAGAGACATCAAGGCCTCTTCCTGTGTGTGTCTTCTTGCCACTGTCGAGCGAATGTCCTTTTCCGCTCACCACAAATCCCTCTTTCTTCAAGAGGTCTTTCACAGTGTCAAGCTGTGTCTGAATCAGTAAAGGATCCGTGGAGTAAAAGTTCACGCTGAACTCCCAGACAATGCTTCTCTCGTCATCATCATAAAAGCTGTCTCCGTCTGATGTGTCATTCCAGTATGTGAAGAAGCTCTCCGGATACGGTTCTTCCGGAAGTAAGCTCCCCTGCAAATAAACCGGATATCCTGTCTTCTCCATGATTTCAACCAGCTTTTTCTCCATGTTAACCCTCCATGATTTTTTTAATAACCTTTGAGATTTCAGCTTCCTGAAGCTCTCCTATTTCTTTCTGTGTCTTTGTGCCATAAACGGCAGCTTTCAATCCCTTAACCGGCTTCATGCTTGGTGTGCCATACATTAAGAAAATGCTGACCAGTCCGGATTTTGAGAAGTCGAAGCCTACCTTAATGCTCCCAGTTCCACCTTCCCAGTCAACCTTCATCTCTTTATCAATGGACTTCTTGGTTTCTCCGGTTGAGAAGCGACCGTGTGCCGGCAAATTGCTCTTTTCAATAGCTTTTTCAAGTTTCTCATTTACTGCCTCTTTTGAAGCAGTAAGCCCGGCTTCCACGCCCTTCTTCATGGCATCTGAGCCGCCCAGCTTGTCCAGATTGGCAAGCATCTCCTGCCATCCTTCGAACTGAAGCCCTACCTTATTACGCACCGCCTGCAATCCTCCTGATTTTAAACTTCATGTACTGATGCCGCTTTTCAATATCCTCCGGTGTGCCAAGCACCTCATAGACATCTGTTCCATCCTTAAATTGACACCCTGCCGTGATATCCGGTCGGTACCAGGTTGTCACATCTGCCGTATCCACCACCGTAAACACCCCGTTCACTGTGGTCTCTGTTCCACCAAACGTTCTAAAGTTACAGAAAATCTCTCCGGCTTCCTTAAATTCTTTCTGTACCACACCAACCACCTTTCTGGTGGTCGGTGTGCACAATATTAAGCGATGATTAAATGGCTCTGTCTGGTGATACATTTACTTTTCCCCCCTTATAACAAAGCTGAATAACCCGCTGCATGAAGTAGTTTGACAGGTTGCCCGGTCCGTATGTCCAAAGGTCACATACACCTCTTGCGATTACTCCGAAGGATGCTTTATCGTTCACCACTTCTTCCGAGATACCGGCATCCTTCATGTACTCCTGCACCTCTTCAATGTAGAATCGTAAGGTGTTGTCCTGATAATCGCCCGTGATTCCGAGCATATCCTTGACTTTTTTTAAGACATCATCCATATGTCATTGCTCCTTACGCACTTACTGTGGATTCACCTTTTTTAATGATGAGGAATCCGTTCGGATCGATGAGCTTTCCATCAAGAATCATGATGCATTTATTCTTGATTTCATTCGTATCATGATCCACCCACTTAACGATGGTCATCTCCATATTCGTATTAATGCCGTAGTCTGAGAGTTTTCCAAATACCGCAACTACGTCTCCTACACTTGCATCATCCCAGGATGCAATGCATTCGTCTTCCACAGTCTCTACGGTTTTTCCCATGAAGCGGTAGTTTTCCTCTCCGTTCAAGCCGTAGTTAATTCTTCCGATTGGCTGACCGTTTTTATCTGTCATTCCATCGATGTGGCCGTCAAATGTGCCCTGTGCCATGATAAATTCACCATCTCTGTAGGCTTTTTTCATCTTTGCCTTTACCTTTTTATGCCATCCATCCCAGGATGCGAACTCTTCCGGTGTCATGGTGATTACGTTTGTGGAAGGTACTCTGGTATCTTTCAAGATACCTGTCGGCTGTGTTGTTCCATTACCGTTGAAGATAGCAATTTCAATTGCTTTAACAATTGCCTCTGTAGCCAGTTCAACAAACTGCTCCTGGAAGATGTCCAGTGTGGTGATATTTTCAAGCAGGGACTGCGCAATCTTGCATTCTACTCCAAAGTAGGAGAAGGTTATCTTTTCATCCGCTTTAATCTTCTGCGTATCACTTGCGGTTGTTTCATCAATCCACTTAGCTTCCGGTTTTAATGTCAGGACTGGGATTGAAACTCCACCCTTAACATTGAGCTTTCTTACTTTTGCGTAAATATTTCCAAATGTAGACAATTTCTTAACGATTTCATTTAAGATTGTATTTGGGATAACAGCAGATGCATCCGTTGTGGTTGTCACCTGATTTTCACGCAGCTCAGCCGGAATCGGCACATTTCTACACACATAATTCATGAATGCTGTACGGTATTCAATTGTGTCTGTAGGGTCTTCATTTCTCCTCTGTGGTGTCTGATTAAAGGATGCCACAATTCCATTTCTCAACTGTACATTGTCTGGGATGTCCGGCGTTGCCGTTCTCTGCTGCGGGTCAGGCTCTCCCTGCTGATCTCTCTGCTGCTGGTCCTTCTTCTCTTCCAATGCTCTGATTTCTTCCATGGTGGCATTCAGCTCATCTCCCATGGAGCGGATTTCTGCTGCATCATTTGATGCTTTGATCTTTTCTCTTAATTCCTGCTCTCTTTTCTTCAAGAGTTCTAATAACTTCATTTTCTTTCCTCCTTAAAAATTATAAAGTGCTTTTGCTCTGGCTCTTTCTACTTCCGCTTTCTCACTATCCAGTGAGCGTCTTGCACTATCCAGTGCTTCCTTTGCGCTCTCCAGCGCCTGTCTGTTTTCTTCCCTCGCTGAAAGCTCTGTAGCCTCGTAAGCTGGAAATGTAACTGCTGAGACTTCTAATACTCTTTCGATTTTTAAGATTCGTCTCAGCGGATGATCTGTATCCATCCGCTCCCATTTCTGTTCTTTTATGTAGAACATGAACGACATCCCTGAGATATCGCCACGGCTTACTCCTGAATAGAGTTTTTTTGCATCCGGATTATTTTCAGTATCAAGGTCTGCCCGGATATCCATACCTTGGTCATTTACTGTAAGCTGCAGTGTTGAATTTGCATTATTGTTCCTGCTCCTTGCAACCGGCACCATCTTTGTATCATGATTAATCAGCATCCTGACATCTCTCAGGTCTGCCTCGTCCAGTGCACCAGACTCTATCACTTCATCAAAGGAGCCCAGGTTGGTTACTATATTAAATACAATTGCCCGGCCGGTGATATAGTTGCCGTGTTTCTCATTGCTCTCCGCCCTGACTTCACAATCAAAGGCTCTCGTTCTTAAAATTGCACCCATGCTCTTATGCCTCCTTCTTTCCATCTACTTTTCCAAGCTGGTATTTATCAGCTATCTCTACGTTTGCATAGTTCAAACTCTGCATTCTGACTCCATTTAATTCTTCTAATGGCATCAAGCCCAGAGCTGTTCTTTTCTCATTTTCATACAATCCACCTGAGTCTCCTACAAGCCGTATCATCTCAAGCGTCTCTGACATGCTCATGAAAATGAGCTCCTTCGGATAGAGCTTTATCAGATTTCCATGTGACCGCTCTCCATCACTTAACAGCTTGTCCGTAAGGACCTGGCTGAGTGAAATGATAAGCGGCTCAATAGTCTTCTGATAGAAAGCCTCATATTGTGCCTTTGTATAATCCCCGATTAGAATTGGAAGCGGCACCCCAAATGTCCTCAATATCTTCTGGTCAATGAATTCAAGTGTGTCTTTATCGACCAGCTTGACCTCTTTTTTAATCGGGATGTACTCCGCTTTCATGTCAATTGCTGCTAGTCCACTTTCTGAGTTTTTCAGCTTTTCATTCAATTCCTTTATGGCATTTTCCGACTTTTCTTTTCCCATTACTGTCGGAATTTTAACCACAGCATTAACTGCATATGTAGCCTTCATTGCTTTTGAAACGCCCTGAAGAAGCTCATGATTCAATGCAAGCGTCTGAAGGAGTGCATTGTGGTTTGGTCTTCCAGACTTATCACCGCCCATCAGCAGGTTTGACGAATTCCGGAATTTCCAGTGAATCACATCCCTATAGTTAATCAGGTAACTTTTTCCATTTTCAAAAGTAAACTTCGTGTACATTTGCCCTGCTGCATCCTCGATAAAATCTACCTGCGTAGGTACAATCGGATATAGACCATCGTAAACCTTATGGTACTGACTATTGTCGTCGTACCATTCATAATAGGTCGGGATGATAAATACGTTATAATTTAAAAAAAGCAGTGTTGTTATACTTTCCAGAAAGTCTGCCGTCGTCTGGAACTGATTTGGTTTATTCAATATCTTTGCGATATCGCCTTTTTTAACAGCATATACACCAGTTCCATCATCTCTGATATGAGCTGGGCGCAGTTTCTTCATTTCCTGTGCGATGCAGGATACAGCCTGCTGCACAACATCACTTGCGTAAATGTCCTGACCAAACTGTGAAAAAATCGGTGTCCCACCGTTTATGTCCATGTACCTTCCGGTTATTCTTTTTATCGAAATCTTGTCAAGTAAATTGCCAAACCAACCCACTTCTTACTCTCCTTCCACCAGCTTCTTGAATTCTGTTCTGTTCTGCCGGTATGTCTCATATAAGATGATGTCGCACACCGCTCCATCGATTCTTTTTCTCTTGTCCTTCTTCACACACAGGCATCTTCCCAGATTGTCTACCTGAATGCCTGCATTCTTAAGGCACCACTTATCCATTTTATTTTCATCATAATTTACAAGGCGATGCTTAAAATCGGCTTCCAGCAGCTTCATGGCATTGCTTAATGTCTGAGCATTCTGGAGAATCATGATTAAATCTCCATTCTCCTTTGTCCAGCCGTGCTCATCCATTCTGTTAATCCAGTCTTTTGCAAACTTCTGGTCATAACCAATCCGCCACACTTTAATGCCCTTTTCTTCATAGAGCATCCGGAACCAGTCTGCTACAATGCTGAGGTCGATATCGCTTCCCTCTGAAATGGTCAGTAGTCCGTTTTCCGCCCATTCCTTGTATTTTGCGCCAACTGTGGAATCATCTGATTCCTCCAGCTTACTTTCCGGTATGAAGTACTGTGAATAAATGTATTTTATTTTTTCATTAGGTTTCATCATGAGAATCTTGGCGCTTGCAAGGTCTGTTGTCTCGGCAAGGTCGACTGCACCAAGTGCATAGGCTCCCCTGAAGTCTTCTATATCGAACTTCGCCGGGTAGTCATAATCTTGAAGATTCAGCCAGCTTTCTGCTGAATTCTGCTTTATGTTAAAATCTTTACATAATACATAAATTCTATCTGCCTTTGACTTTCTCGCTAAATCTATCTGTTCATCCAAGTAGTCCCATTTTTTCACTATTCCAAGCGAAGGATTGCTTTTAAACCAACTTTTGCGATTCTGCCAAACCTCTTGCTCACTGTCTTGTGTGTAAAGCCATGGCAGCGTCCTGATGGCTGACACTCCATCATCTTCTCCGCTGATTATCTTTCTAGCTTTGACCAGCTCTTCATCGAGATATCCATCTTCTGTGAATCCTTCTGTTGTCAAATTCACAAAAAGCGGCTCATCCTTCAACGACATGCTCTGCTCAATCGGCTTTGCAATGACATTCTCCTTCATCTCGTGCGATTCATCCAGGAATCCCACATCAATGTTCCGGCCTTCCTTATTCCTCGTCCGTTCAGACATTTTGAAAATCTTGGTGTTTGTCACCTTATTTCTTAAGAATCGCTGATTTCTCGATGTATACTTTTCATTCGTGTCTATCAGTAGTCGCATGGTGTCGATGGTGTCATAAATGATGCTCGCCTGCGAATCATCATTTGATGCACAGACAATGTCCATTCCTGCTTTTCCGATGGCAAGCTCTGTGGTTCCTAACGCACTACAGGTTTCACTCTTGGTATTTTTTCTCGCAATCAGAAGCAGCACTCTTTTGAATCTCCGCCATGTAGTATCACTCATTTTGAAGCTGTAAACCGCTTCAATAAAAGCCTTCTGCCATAGCATTAATACCATTGGCTTGTTGTAGAAAGGGCTCTTGGTCAACCGGATGCAATGCTCCATGAAATCCATTCTGATTAATGCATCCTGCGTGTCATACAGGAATGCATCTGATAACATGTCCTCTTTTAAATTTTGAAGCTCCTGCCATAGCTCCCTTCCGACGATAATCTCACCAGTTTCAATCCTCGCTGCATACTCCAGCAGAAATGAATTATCCGGTGTCCAAATCTTTTTTTCTGCTATCAGCATGATTCATCAACCACTCTTCCAGCGGGGAGGCTTCTTCTTCAGGGCCTTCCAGCTTTCTATTTCTGTAAATGACTGCTTCCAGTATCTTTACACAATTTGTATATTGCTGGAGCAGTTCCTTATACAGTTTGGCGGCAGGGGTACTCCTCTGGCGCATATTATTCTTTTGGTCTACCTGAATAAATGGAAGCTCTTTTAATTCATCCATCTTTTTTTCTAAAAATAGGATTTTATTTACAACTTCCTCTGTAAGAACAATCGTCTCTGCCGGGAGCAGCTCAAGCAGGTCTTCTTTCCTACTCATCCTCTGCCGGTTTTTCTTCCGGTTCTTCCTTCTTCTCTTCCAGAATTTCAACCAGCTTGATTCCTGCCTTATTCTTTTCTGTACTCAGTTCTGTTGCTCTTTTCTTTGTGGCTTCGAATACTTCTCCTACCTCTCTGATCGTATCTTTTTCAAGGTCTTTGAATCGAATTAATGTCTTTACTTTCATTTTTCTTTCCTCCGTAATTTCTTTTCCAAAAATCTCGTCAAATTTTCAATTCTGCGAAAATTGACACCTTCTCAACAGTCTTCCACGCCTTTGATTTTTCCAAAGGGTGGGGGGAGGTCAGAAGCCTCCCTCGAACTGCAACCACCAGTCCTCAATGTATTTACTCCATTCCTTTTTGTCTCTTCCATCCTCAGAGTATTCAAGCCTTTCCAAGCATTCCTCTTTCGAAGTGTCTATATGAATCAGCCTCGCTCCAAGCATGTCCGCCAAGCGATTCCGCTCGGCTTCGAATGGATAGCCACCAATGATATATGCATTACTCCACTTTCCTGTCCTGTGTTTCACTTGCTCAATCAAGGCATCTCTAACCTGAAAGACGTTGGCTCTCAGGCGCAATGGCTTTATGTATCTTTCACAACCGGATAGAGCCTGCCAGATATTATCAATGTCCACAATAAGGTCTCCCTCATTCTGTAAACTCTTAACATAGCTGCTCTTCCCGCTTAGTGGTGAACCGTACACAATGTAGACCTTTTTCTCTACATAGCCCAGCTTGTCATGTATCAGGTTATGGCATCTCTGATGTACTAGGACTACATTGTCTGGGTTTAAGGATATCTCCGGATTTTCGTAATTCTCTTCTGTCAGCTCTTCCTTGTGGTGTCCTATGCAATCGTACTTTTTCACAATTGGCTTTCCACAATGCGCACAGATTATGAATCCGTTTTCATCTGTCCTCTCAATTTTTAAAAGCTCGACAAACTCTCTCCAGCTCCTTGAACGGTAGAATTCACTTCTGCTCATCGAACGTATGCCTTGCCCTTGTAATATGCAGCAATCCATCCGGATGGTGTTCTCATCCAGATGTCTTCTCCATCTTTGGAAAGTTCTTTACAGGTAACCCGTGTGCCTGCATCCAGTGCTCCATCTCCATCCTTGTCATGTTTACGTCCATCGGCTGTCAGTTCCTTGTGGCTCTTTGCTCTGTACTGTGTTCCAGGACCGGTTCTGACTTTCATCTCATTCTGAAGCGTATATGTATTCCCTACGCAATAAAGTTCTGGTTGCACCGGTGCAACTTCCGGCTTTTTCTCTTCTGCCTTGTACCATGATGCAAAGAACACATCCGGTGTCCCATACTGCATTTTCAATGTCTTTGGGGTCTTTCCCCAATCCGGAAGATACAAGTGTGGTCTGTCTTTTGGTTTTGTCCAATCGCCGCCCCATCCGAGACCAATGCTTTTTGCAATTGCCCCTACTTTTTCAAAGAACCCGTCTGTATTGTCAAAGGCTCCCTTTCCGTCATTTCTGTAAAAGTCTGCCGCAATACCCCACTGGTGCTGTGAGCTGTAGTCACTTCCCTTTGCATTTGTGACAATCGCCCCTGGTGCCGTCCTGCCTTTTGCATATAAGGCATTCTGCTCTTCCACTGTCCTTACACATTCGCTGAATCCAATCTTAAGTCCCTGTCCTGTGCAGGCTAATACCAGCTCTCCAATCTTCCTTTGTAATTCAGGATGTAACTTTGTAATATTTCTCATTCTCTATTCCTCCTTAACTTCCGGTATTCCGGCGACTGATGTGAGCAGTGAAATGATTCCAGCCAGCGCTGACGCAGATATCACATACTTCCAGTCAACCTGTCCCATTGCTGCCGCCGTTCCAATTCCTGCGATTGCAGCCTGTGCTATCGTTTTTACTGCTCTAATTCCTGCCGCTTTCCACCACTTTTTTGTGTTCACATTCGGTTTAAGCACACTATTCTTTAATATCTTTGACATGTTCTTCTCCCTTCTCTTCCGGCATTGCCAGAAGTGTGTTGTATAATTTTGTTGCAACGTCATTTCCACCCAGGTTGTGATAAGCCTTGTATGCCCTCTTTATGCTTTCTTTTGCATAAATAGGACAATACTCTTTGTCCTGGTATTTGTTATAATTCTGGACAATACTCTCTCTGAGCAGGCTTTGAACTCCATCAGCGATTGCATTGTTTTTCTGCTGCTCTTTCTTCATCCGCTTTCTGATGTCTCTGTAAAGGAATCCGAGAATTGCAGTTATTATTGTGAAAAGCCACTCCACCCAGTGGAGCTGTACATACTGCCATATCATCATTCACTCACCCCACGGCTTCTTTTAATTCTTTTTTCTCTTCTGGAGTCAATTTTGAATAGCTTTTCAGAATGTCTTCAATATCCTCTCCCGCCTCCATTCTTCTTCGAATGACTCTGACCATGATATTTTTTACTGCCTTACTCATTTACACCGCCCCCAATCAACTCTGCTATTGCTTCCTCACACTCTGCCTGGCCTTTTTCAAGTGTCCTTAATCTTTTTTCTGTGTCAGTCTCCATTGACAATGCTACTTTCACATTTTTTTCTGCATCAATTGTGGCTGACTTAAATTCCAATCCGCTGTAAACACCGATTGTCTCTTTGTTTTCATCCAGCACCGTAAGCTCCTTCACTTCTGAAAATGCCTCTATCGCATGTTCAATTTTTAATTCATTCGGTGTGAATTCAATCGCATTCTGTGTTATCAGAACGTCGATGCAGGCGTATTCAACGCCCGTGATTTTTATGTATTTCATTATTTTTTCCTCTCTTTCTTTTTTTAACTAAACACAAATTTAAGTAAGGCGATAACCACATCGAATATTGGCAGTCAATCAGTTAATTATGCCAATAGTGCAGGTACTGCTAATACAGCCAAGTATGCAACATATGCTACTGCTAAATACAATGGTAATCCCAGTCCATTATGCGTTTCACTGTCCGAATCGCAAGTGCAGTTTGTTTGGAATACATCCGTAATGCGAGTAGATGTCTATGTTGATAAAACGTATATTGGTCACATAGTGACTAATTAAAGATATTAAAATGAGCTATCTTAAACATAATAAATGACGTAATATGCTACTCCCACATTTTTTTCTGAAGAATTACTATTCCATAACCTTACTGTGAAATTTTTATTAACATTACGCCCAACGCTTATACCAACCGCATTTGTTACAAGGATTGGTATTTGTGCCACAATAGTTGCACCGGCAGGAACGGATATGCCAAAAGTGAAATCTCTGCTAGCACCTGCTCCAACAGTTATATCTCCTTGAGATTTTGAGATTAAATTTAATTTATTTTGTTTTGCTGCTATAGCTTGATTGGTCTTGGTTAAATTTCCAGCAACAGTCTGATTGGTTTTTGTCAAATTTGTGTTTAATTCACTAATCTGATTAGCCATTGTGCCAGATATGGAAGGATTCTTCTCCCTTGCGTCCAACACATACCCTTCCACGTTCACCGCCGAGCTCTGTGTTATCTTTTCTTTATCAATTTTTTTCATCACATCTTTAAAAAAATCAAAAATCATTAAGACCAACTTCCTTCCTCTATCTGTTTTTTTCGAAGCTCCACTTCTTTCTTCCGGAGCTTCACCGTCTCTGGCTCATTGCTGTATTTGCCCCAGTTTTTCAAAAGGAACAGGTTGAATGCTGGATTTGGTGGAAAGTATACTTCTTCTTCATACTCAACCATTTCTTCTTTCTCTAGTTTCTTTTTTCCATCCTCATACTCAATCCTTTTCACTTTCTGATGCTTTATCACCGTCATTGTGTAGCCTTTTGCGGCTTTGAAAGCCATGTTTTCAAGCTCAGCAACGGCTTCCCGCCTGCCCTTTTTAACGGTCTCCGATAACTCCGGCAATTCAGCTTTGTATTTATAAAGAGTGGACTCTGAAACTCCCAGTTTCTTGGCTATTTGTCCCATCGTGAGACCTTCCGCCGCCCACTTTTCAATATCTGCCTTATGCTTGCAGATTTCGTCTTTCTTTCCCGGACGACCTCTCGCCATGCCTCCACCCCCTTAACGTAAAACAACTCCTATATGCAGAAAGCATATAAGAGTTATTTCTTTTTTTCTATTATTTGCACAACTGTAGTAAAAAAAAGAGCAAGGTTTCAAACCCTGCCCTTTCTCTGTGTCCTGTTCAATTCATCATATATCTGTACGATCAGTCTCTTCTTATGTCGATAAGCAGTTGTCTTGTCAATCTCCAACTGCTCCGCTATCTCTGACATGCTCATATCATCCCGGTATCTGCCATATATGATATCGATATATGGGTCATTACTCATCTTCTGAAGGACTGGATACATCTTCTTATTCTCCTGCTTGAAAAATGCCTCCAGTTCCTTTTCAACTATTCTTTCTATGAGCTTGTACGGCTCTTCCAGCATCTCACTGTCTATAAGCTCCCTCAATGTCTCTCTGACTATCTGCTTTACCACTCTACGCTCCATTCATGCCTCCTCTCTAGCCTGCTGCACCTTTGACTTTACATAGCGTATTTTTTATGTGATGCGTGCGTTTTTTCATCATCAATGTCCAAATAAATCTGTGTAGTCGATAGCTGCTCATGCCCCAGTCCTGGAAGATTGTATGATAACTGTATCTTCCTGACATTCCTACCATCATTTTAACAATCTCTTCTTTCATTTTTTACACACCCTTTATCTGAGAAGCAATCATATCTGCAGTGTGTGCATAGAGTACATTCGGATACTCCTCGATTGCTCTTCCGTAGAACTCCCACTCTGACTTGTCTGTGTATGCTCCCATGTGGAAGCGGATGCACATCATCTCTTCTTCTGTGAGGATGAAGTCTCCGGATTTCATTGCATATTGCTGAATCATCATGACTGATGCAACTCCATGCCCTGTGAGAATCTGTTTCTTGTTCCACTCGATTCGATATCCCTTCTCTTCGCTCTCGTCTACAATCATGTTGTACTCATTGACCTTGCATACATCATGGAGCAATCCAATCACTACTGGAGACTCTGGTCTCTGCCATTTCAATCCCAGCTTGATTGTCATGTTTGACAGCTCCTGTGCGAATTGGTAGCTGTGGTCAAATAGTCCACCATAACATGCTCCGTGATGTGTCTTGCCTGCAGGTGCGATGAAATAACCTATTCTGAATAGCCAGTTCACAATGCTCTCCGGCATAATGTTTCCAGCGCATTCGATGAACTCTTTCTTTTTCTCTGCTTCAATTTCCCATGGATTCACTTTCATATTTACCTCCTTAGTAGCACTGCTGCATGATCATCTATTAAAGTTCAGTTAAATCAATTTTCCCGTTCATCAATTCCGGTAACAATGCGTCTCGTAGCTCTGCTAAATAGCGATTCTCTTCCTGATTCAGATAGTAAATGTGTTGTTTCCAGTTCTGCAGTATCATCACCAGAATGCTTGACAGTTGCTCTTTACTGTTGTTTTCAAATTTTATCTCATTTTTCTTTTTTGTCGCAGTGAAATAATCTTGCCGCTCCAGTTTGTCCGCTCCTAATTTAACAAGAAAATCATTAAGCCCCGTATCTTGCTGATCCTGCTTGTATAGTTCAACGTCAAATCCCATTCCTTTGGCGAGTGATTCATTGAGTGTCAGCTTGCAGGCGTTCTTTTCCCGTGTAACCCTGTTTATATCATTCACAATGTCAGCATAGCTTCTATGTTCCACGTCTATTTCCGCCATATCCAAATAGTGGCTTGCTAAAAGCGTGTATTTATCTTCCTTCATTCGCGCGATACTTACCGCTTTGCAGAAATCAGCAATCTCTTTTCTTTCCTCGATCGCCGCAATCACTTCTTTCATTGTTTCTTCCGAAATCACCTTGATTGTTTTCTTATATGTCCTGTTCGTGTGCGATGCTCCGCCATACTGTCCGTTTTGCTCTCGAATTTCTTCCTTGTATTTTCTTCTGCAATCCACCATTTCAGTTGTTGCGTTCTTTTTGTTTTTGTCCAGAATAATAATACATGTTCCTATCCCTGTCGATTCAAACATATTGTCCGGGCATATAATCACGGCTTCTACGAGGTTCTTTTCTATTAGCCATTTTCTTATTTCCGTTTCTTCTTTCGATTTTCCACTCATTACTGATCCCGGGAGCAAATAAACGCATCTATCATGTTTTTCCAACCCTGTCAAAACAAAGGCATAATTTGCATTGCTTTTCGGCAGCACGGTATAGCAATCTGCAAATCGTGGTTGCAGCTGTGCAAACGGCGGCGCTTCCCATTGCATGTTATACGGCGGATTTGAAACCAACGCTCTTTTCATTTTTGCACCTCCTTAAATTTTCCAAAATGTTCCCCTTTGGTGATCTTATATGTGTGGTAAACCTCCTGTTGCAGCACGTCCGAATGGTATACAGTACATTCGATGTTTCTTACCGCCATATTAAACAGCAGGAACGGAATTACATTTTCGTCGAACTCATACAGTTCAAATCTTTGTTCATGGTTCATGTTCCATCTCTGAATAGTCAACGCTCCACTTCCTGCGCATAGGTCTGTGATTTTATCCGCTTCTCCCGCCAGTTTTCCCATGAATAAAGCAAGGCTTTTCGGCGTGTAATCTTGCATTTTTTCTTTTCGATCGGCGTAGTAATACTGATATATCATTTGCAGCCAGTCTACACTCAGGTCTTTCACTATATCGCAAAACTTTTCATATACGGTCACATCGTTATTCATCACTGTTTCAAATATTTTTGATCCAAGATCTCCTGTTTCCGCGTTGAATAATTCTTTTGTCTTTTCTGTAAGCTCTTTTAACTCCACTTTCTCACGCTCCTTCGTTAAATTTCAGTTTAATGATTTTCTTTTTCCATTTCTATTTTTGCTGATTGTTCCAAAGCAAACAATTTATTCATATATTCGTCAGTAACAATTAAACCACCATCATTTCTTACTTCATATCCAAGCAAACGGATAGCATCGCAAATTCCGCATGCTTTTGAATTAGTATGTCTTATAATTTCGTAAATTTGTGATTTGGTCAATTTCTTTTCGTTTCGCATATATAATCTATTTGCACTTTCATACAAATCAAATACTCCTTTAACCAAAACATTATATGTTGATTCAGTGTCTAATTCATTTGGGAATTTTACTTTTTTCACTATTTTTTACCTCCGTTAAATTTCCATTTACTCTACCCTCCATTTCTTTCAGCTTGGTTTCGGCTTCCTCTCTTGATAAAAACCATGTCTCCTTATACTTGTTTTCTGGAAGAGTTCGGCATGCAAAGTATTCCCTGTCTATATCCCCTTCCATATACCATCCGTTTTCTGTAAAAGTAATTAACGCCACTTTCTGATGAAAAACTCTGTTATTTTTAGGGAACCCAGCAAAAATATTCCTCCGAAAATTTGTTTCACTCGGAACTATGTATACGTCCGAGCCAATTCTACACGGCAACTTCAGTAGTAACCCCTGTTCCTCTGCATTACTCGGCGTTTCGCTCACGATTTCAAAGCATTCATTTTTCCACTTTAAAACGTTATGCAATTCATATGAACTGTATCCTATGTGGTGATAACTCTCTCCGATTTCCTTGTACTTAATCTCGTAATATGGCTTTTCGTTCATCATTGTAACAATGATATCTAAGCTTGATACCTTAATACGTTCGTTTTCCATCAAATCCCGCTCCTTCCCACATACTCTCCGTATGTCATACCTGCTTCTCTTGCTTTTGCATTTACCCAGGCAATACTTCCTACCTTAAGCTCCGGCTTCTTATATGCCGCCTTTCTTCTTTCTGCTCTTTCCTTCATCCGTGCCTGCCGGCAGGCTACTGAGCAGATTGCTTCCTTTCCTACTGGCATAAACAGCTTTCCGCACTGCTTGCATCGTCTTCTTTTCATACCATTACCTCGTTAAGTTTCAATTTATCTAGTCAAAATCACATTCTTTTCTGCTTCCTGCGACATGGTACATATCATCAAGATCCTCTGTAGCAAATTCTGCACGATAGCAAATATCACAGTTCGCACTTGCACATTCATAACAGTCATCACATTGACAACCATCACAATTCATTGTTCTGAAATTCTTTTTCTCTTTCATCGTTTAATCTCCATAAATTTTAATTTCAGTTCCTCATCGAGTTTTGTTGCTTCTGACCAATCCCAACCAACACCAACTCTCAATCCCTTATTTGCCATTTCCTTTGACCATTCCTCTACTGCATTTGTGATTTTTTCGTTTAAAGACTTAATGTTCTGCATTGGTAAGTTGCCAGCATTAAATGTCGTATCAACTCTGATATGACAAAAATATCTTCTTGCTTCTGTTGCCATTTGTTTTCCTCCACAAAATGTTCATTTGGTTGTGTTTGATAGTTCAATGTTTTTCCACTGGTTTCATTCTGCATTTCCTCCATTCTTCTGAATCTGCTCTATTCTCCAGCGTATGCTTGTTAATTCTTCCAAGCACTTCTCCAGTTCCCGGCTTTCCCAGAGGCGGTCCAGTTTCTTAATGCTGGCGCTCACTGCCGCTGCATATCCTCTTAATACATTTTTGTCCAAGCCTGCTGCCACCGGAACTTCCTCTGTGGCTTTTTCTTCATGGTTTTCTTTCGGAATATGCTCTTCTGGTTCATTGTCAACCACTTCCCCGGAAAGCACTTCGCATTCTGTTTTTTCAACGTTTTCCAGTTCTTTGGGTACGCTTTCCGGCTTTTCTGATACGGTTTCTGATTTTTCAGTAACATTTTCCGGTTGCACCGGTACAACTTCCGGCTTTTCATAAGCATCCGGCATATCTGCCACCGGGGCAAATACCTCTCTGACCTTGACTGCATACTCATCCATGCTTAAGGTCTGCTTTTCATTGTTTCTGACTGCCAATATATCCACCGGCTGTCCTTCTCCTTTGAAGGATGTGAATACCTTTCCGATTCCCTGTGGCCTGGAAGCCAGCACTGCAATTCCTGATGGCGCCAGAATACTCTCAAGCTCTTCTGAATCTCCAGCTTCTTTCCACTTAAGCAGTTTTTTGAATATCTCCGGATTATCTTTTGCGTACTGGAAGATAGCTTTCTGGCTTAAATCCATATCCGCCTGCTGCACATCCTCGCCTTCAATGGCTACTTCTACCGGTGATATGGCTTCCTCTTCCTTGACCTCTGCCTTTACTTCTGCAATCTCTTTTCTGGTCATTTCCGGAGATATGAGGTCTACTACCTCAATTGGAAGGGTGAGCATATCCTGGAGCTTTGCCACACCGTACCCTTCGTATTTATCCTGGAGGCGGTCAGAATAACCGCCCTCGCTATATCTGTCGTTAATGGCTATGTATCGTGATACAATATCCTTTGAAAGTCCGTATTCAGCCTTTGCAAATTCCGCTACGGTGCTATATCCGGATGATGCAAGAATATCTGTGTCTCTTGCCTTTTTCAGCAGGTAGCCTGTCCTTACGAAGCCTGCTGCCTGATTCGCAAGCTCCGTATCCAGAGCCTGCTTGAACTGTTCATAGTTTTCAATATTCCTTAATTCTTCCATGTCATACCTCCATAAAATCATTCTCTAATGCATCTACCAGCATGGTTCCCTGCAATCTACCGTGCCATATCAGCTTCTTTTCTCTTCGAAGCTGACCATAATTTTTCTTTCTTGCCTCGTCACTCTTTTCTGCCAATGCTGCATCCTCTTTTGAAAGGTTTTTCTTCACCCACTGCTGCCATTCTTTCAAAAATGGCATTGCATCTTCCAGATCTGAATATTCTTCATTGAGGACTGATTTCTTTTGCCGGATATTTCCGCCCGGTTCTACTTCCAATGTATACCATGGAGTATCCGGTTTTTCTGTCCTGCGGAGGAACAGTAAGTATGTCTCCTGGATGTCTATTCGCTGAAAGTAGATATCACAGGTATGTATGCAATGTTTTAAAGTCATTCCCTCGTTGTATATGTCCTTAATTCCAGTTGGAGACAGGATGCAGTATTTCTCATTCTGGTATTCATATTTTTTAAGAGCTCCGCTCTTCATCAGTTTTTCTGCATTTTTAAAAGTTTTCTTTTTTTCTTCAATCTCTTTTCCCTTATCCAGCATGTCATTTTGAATCACAAGCTCATTATGTGCCAGCGTCAGGTCTTTTGGGCGTAAAAGCATACCGTTTGACATATCCGCATTTCTTTTTTCTAACATGTATAAATAATCTTCCCAGTCCCTTGCAATATCCACAAGATTTCTGTCCCTGATAGTCTGCTGCTTTCTCAAATAATTTGCTGCTTTGGCCACACTGACATATTGAAAGATTCTGCTATCCGCACCGTCTACCAGCGCACTTGCAAGTGTCTGTACATCTTCATCCTTGTATATGGTGTTGTTTTTCTTTTCATCTTGTAGCCACAGCAGTTCATACCTTCCACCATTCATCCTTTTCAGACGTGCCAAACGTACCTTGTCAATATACAGCGCTTTGATAAGTTCCGGTTCTTCTTCATCAACCAACTCCTGATACCAGTAATCATTTCTGATTAAATCATTTCCAATCCGGTACAATCCTGCTTTGAACACTTTTTCAATCAGAGGATTCCTTTTTTCCATTTTCATAAAAAATACTGGGTCACCTATATATCCGTGTTTAATTGCAATGTTGTAAGTTGTTCTTGTATTTTTCAAAAGGGCTGACAGATTTCTTCGATAAAGGTTAGCGTACCTTTCCTCGTAGTAGCTTGTATCCTGCTTTCGCCATCTTTGTCCTTTGAATCTGTAGTTTTCCCAGCAGTATGTCTCCACAACATCATCCGTCAGCAATACTCTCTGGACTTCCCTTATGATTAATTTTGGCTGTCCCATATTTGCTCCGGTATCTACCCTGGTACAACTGAATATTCTTTTTACAATCCCATCCCGGTATCTTTGAAGCAAGGTTGCTGTTCCATATGACCATATAGGATTTTTCTTTTTTGACCTAGATTCATATATAATCTTCTTTCCACACTTAGGGCATTTATTCCACTCGTTATGCTTTGGTCTTTTATTTAATGGAACTTCCTGGAGGCATCCTGTGCAGTAACCCGTCTTTGCGTCTGCTCCTTTGTAAAAAATGTAATGGTCGCTGAATGCTTCCGTTTTCCAGAACTTTTCAAATCCTGCCGGATAGTTCTCCGGAACATCCTTCATGGCTGCATCCCATCTATCCGTCTTTCTCTTCTCTTCACGTTCTATCTTTTCTGTCCTGACTTTCTTCTGCCATTCTATAACTCCATCTACACCGGAGTTTTTTGTTTCAAGGATGGCTTTTATTGCAGCTTTTCCTTCAGGATTGATATAGTAGTTTTCATCCGCACCGGCTTCTTCCCATTCCCATTCGAGATTGTCTACTTTTGCCGTCCGCCATTTATATGTCCCATCTTTCTGTCTTTCTCTTGTGATGTATGTCTTATCCCTAGGGCTTAAATACACATCCCATTTTGGCTCCGTCTCTCCCTTTCTTATCTCTTTTGTTTTACAGATAGAAAGTTTCAGTATGCCGTTCAGATACTGGCATCTTGCCATGTACCTGTATCTGTATTTGTTCAAGCCACATGTATATCTTCTTTCTTTTCTGCCCGGCATTTTTGCCAGTGCAACCATTGAATTTGTGGCCGGAAGTCTTCTCAGCTTACTCAACTGCTTTTTATTCACTGTCTCATCCTCCCTCTCACATCATAGAAAGTGTCTGGCAAGTATTCTTCTCCGTCGATTAAATACTCTGCACATTCTGCTATTTCGCCATTTTTGTTTTCTTTCAGGAGAAAAATGGTGCTTCCCATTTTTCCTTTTGCAGTTGGATTTTTTCCTCTGACGATTACATAATCATCAAGTGCTGTTCCTGTATTCTTTTTAACACCCTCTATCTCTATGTGCGGGTGATTTGCTATCCACATAGCACCCTCTCTTGCCAGTTCTATCCTTGACAGCTCTTTTACCAGCTGAATCTCCGGAGCAGCTATCCTGGTATCATGACCATCCTCATCCACATTCCCTTTCAAAGCTACGATGAAGTAGCGTCCTTCTCGGTAGTAGCCCAATACATCAAGCGGATTATCTGTCGCATGAAATCCTGCCCTGGCACAGTGTGCTTTTTCTTCTTTGTACCAGACCCCCGGCTTGTACTGGAATGTTCCATTTCCCATCGTGCAGGTGAGGTCTTTATTAAATCCCTTGTATGCTAGTCTCATTTTGTGCCTCCGTAATAAGTCCTGATTATCTCTTTTCGCTCCGCTAAATTAGGAAATCCGATTGAAATTTCATGGTTGTCTGCTACTTTTGCCACTTCCTTTGCCTGCTGCACAATGCGTTTGTCTACCACCGCTTTTTCTTCAAATCCTTTTTCCAGTAAAATAGCCATATATCCTGCAAGTGAATGCTTCATTACTCCGGCACATACTTTTTCATTTGCAAGACACTCCTGACGTATTTCATCCACCCAGTCCATGAGTACTCCGGCAATCTTTAAATCTTCTGATTCCACTTTCAATCTTCCGTGTGCTGCGGTGCTAACCGTTGCCAGTTCTTCCATTTCGCCTGCTGCATAATCCTCTGCATCTTCCTTATCCAGTCCGTTTTCTTCTGCCAGCACAATGAGGGATGCTACATCTCCCTCTTCTTTCAAGCCTGCTGCCGCTTTGTTCAATTCTTCTACTGAGTTTAATTCGCCAAATTTTTCAAACATAATACTTACTTCCTCCTTTAAATTCTAATTTATTTTTGGTTTCTCACACCGTTCAAACGATATTACCCATACATAAGGATTCGCATTCCATCCATATTGGTCAAGGTCTGATTTCTTAATGGTGGAGTTCCAAAGTTTTTCCCATTCCATCATCACTTCATCACATTGACTGCATTCTTCTTCTGTCCCATAACAGCACTGCGAACCGCTTTCTCCGTATGTATTAAGACAATCCCAACAATCAGGATAAGCCCCCTCTTTTATCACATCAACCGGCTTCATCTCCTGTAACCGCTCCACCCTCACATTCGTAACCTTGAGCCAGATACGCGCGGCTTCTTTTGGCATATGGATGGACGGATGCCATTTTCCACGCCATCCTTCCGGTCGCAGTTCTCCATCTGCCCGGTAATAATATACACAATGTCCGCGCATATGACCGGCTTCATTAACTGGAAGCGCACACCACGTTTCGCGAACGTAGAGAATATCTCCCGGTGCATACCTATACGGCGGCTTAACGTATTGAATAGAACCACCATATTCATTAGCGGCAAATCCAAAGCATCCTACCTCTTTCTTCTCTGTACTGTCGGTAACAAAACCAAGTGGATATGTATGCTTTTCATCCGGCTGTGGCTTTATCACTCGACGGGTACAGGTCTTTCTCCCATCCAGAATTGCCTGAACCATTTCTGTGTTGAATAAAATCGGTTTAATTGGCATCTACTCCACCGCCTTTCACAATTTCGATTGCACCTTTGTAAGCCCATCTTGCACCTTTTCCCGTAAGTGAATCTTCCGTGTCTGATATGCAATCTTCCAACTGCTTCACAACCTTTTCCGGGTCGTAGGCGGTCGGCTCATCATTAACATAATCAACCATCATATCTAAATCTGATGTATTTCTTTGTGATTTCTTCCGCAACTCTATCACAGAGTTGAGAATAAACAGCAAATGATCCGCATCAATCAATCTTCCCATCGTTCACTCTCCTGTTCCACGCATTTATTGAATCTTTTATATCAAGGTTTATCTCTGTACGATTCTTACAGCATTTGCATTTGACAAAATATGCTTTTACATCTCTAAATAATCTCTTAACTTCAAACGTTTCTATCTCTGCCATGTTTCCGCAAAATGGGCATGGCTTAAGCTCTTCTTTTACTTCTGCCATTGTGTTCTTCACGCTCCTTCCTACACAGCAATCCCAGCACTCATCCGGAGTCATCCCTGAATCTTCATAATCCTTCAGTTTTGCCAATGCTCCATATATCTTCTCTTGTACCTTCTGTGTTATCGTCTCGCCCACATGGAGCTGATTCCATTTAACACCTTTCAAAGCCCAGTTGCCTTGTTCATCCTTAATTATCAGTCTTGCCATCACTTTCTCCTTCCCCCGGAGCATGGTGTATATGTGTGGTCTTTGTACCTCAAGCAAAAACGCTCCGCATTCTGTGTTTATGCGGTTTCCATGCTCCGGCTGTGACAGATTTCTAAGTTCCTTCGTGTATATGTAAGTTAATCTTGGAGGTCAGTTTTTCTTATATACCAGCTTCTCCCGGTTCCAATCCGGGTACTGCTCTTTCAGGTAACATTCTGCAAAATCAAGCATTTCAGCTCTTAATCCCTTGTTGCCATTGTCCAGCAACTGGTGGTGGCTCCGGCAGGCGGTGACACCGTTCTGCTCCACTCCGAGTCCACCCTGGCTCCGGTTCACCACATGGGCGATATCCCGGATATGTGCCCCGAAGTCCTTCTTTGCAAGTGGCCATCTGCCACTGGCACAGAATATACAAGTATCTCCGTCTCTGCTGATAATTCTTGCAATTGTGCCCTTATCGAAGGTGCACGCTTTTGTTCTTCTGCTCTTGCTCATACTCTCTCATTCTCCTATCCTGCCACATGGAATACTTGGTGTGCTCCTCATAGCAAATATTTATATTGTGCGGCGCAAGCAGCTCTGCCACCCGCTGCCATAAAACACTGTGTTTCACCGGCTCTCCGTTCTGCTTCCGAAAGCCATCCGCTATCCATCCATCTAGGAACCGGTTCACACCGGATTCCAGATATTTACTGTCTGTGAATATCTCAAGGTCAGACGCTCTTCTCATATGCTCCATGGCTTTTATCAGCCCCAGCAAGGCTATCTGATTGGCTGTGCCGGTGTCTTTCCCGGTCTCTTCCAGTGTCTTCTCTCCTTCACTGGTATCTGCTTCCAGGATGCCGCAGTAACACCCTTCCGCTTTCCGGAGACCATGGTATGAAGTTCTTAAGTAAATCCTTGCTTCCATCTTCAAATTCTCCTATCCAGTTTCTCCTCGGTATATCGCATGTATGAATACCCGGTATACCGGTTTGTGCCGCTCCGGATGCTCTCCGGTACGATATAATATCCCGGTGTCGGTTTCGGACCGTATAGCAGCATTTTTCTCATCGTCCACCGCCTGTATCTCTTTCTCTCCGGTTTCGGTCGGATTAAATTCCGGCTGGTGGAATAGCTGTACTCCTCTTTGGTCAGCTTCCGTGGGAGACCTTTCTTCTTTCTCTCTTCCTCATCCGGCACCTTTGCCATATACTGGGCGAGCTGTTCAAATCCACCCTCTTCATAGAGGTTTGAGAAAAATATCCTTCCATGCTGCCAGCACTCCTTGATTAACACATCCGTGTCTGCTCCTCTGATTCTGTTCATGATCATGTGGATATGTATGCCGCCTCTGGATCCGATTTCAATAACTCTCATCCATTTCAGTTCTGCTCCAAACTTGCGGTAGCGTCTTGTCAGTTTTCGCAAAACGTTATTTAGGTCTTCTTTCACTCCCTGCATATCCTTCCGCTCTCCCTTCCGGTATGTGAAGGTCAGCCAGAAGTCATTTTCTACGAAGTTCGCTTTTATCGTCCTGCGGATTCTGTTTTTCTTATTAATCTGATTCTGCAATTCTATCTGCCAGGGGGAAGGTCTCTCTCTTGCGGCTCTCTTCTCTCCCTTGGCTCCGTAATTTCCTTCCCACTTATACTCATACTCAATGGATCCGGGGAAGTTATAAATATCAACACAATATGCCATAACCTTTGTCCTTAACTTTAATATTCCTAATCTAGTTGCGAAAACAGGTCTGAAATGCCCTGTTTCCTTGCATTTTTGCGGCTTTTATGGTATATTGTTCATGCGGGAAGTTTGCAATTCGCCAAATTACTTACAGCCCACTTGAGGACGTGCGCCACACGTTCTCTTTTTTTGTCTATCCTGCAGCATCCACCACCTGAATGTAGACATAATCTCCGTACATTTTTACCCATTCGTAACACCCCTCCAGCGTATCTCTGTATACATCAATGCTTGTCCCGTTCCGGATGGTCTCGCCCCTTCCGTCTCCGTCCAGGTCAATCCCATCTCCGGTGTCAGTAAAATCAAAATATCCGATAAATTCACCGATTCCGCCATCTTCTGCGACTGAATACATGATGATAGCCTTTCCAAGCCATTCTTCCTTACCGGCTACGGACAATCCCTCTACCGGCCAGCTACCGTTGCGGCACTGATTGCCAGTCCATGTGTAGCAGGTGCACCGGATGAGGAACGGTTCACCGAGTGGATTCTCCTGCTCCTGCGGTTGCACCGGTGCAACTTCCATCTCTCCGACTGCGTTCATGGTCTTTGCGGTGAAGCTGTTCACTTCTCCAGATACTTCCTGTGGTGATGTCATCCACATGGTGAAAAGGAACACTACCACCGCTATTGCCATTAATGTGATTACTCTGATTCTGTAGCGCATCTTTTCTTTCTCCTTATCTCCTCACTCATTTCCCTTGTGGCTTTTATTGCTTCTCTCAATGCCGACTCCATCAGGTGGTCAGCGCTAACATCCTGCTTCTGGACCTCTTCTTCCGACATCTCAGATTTAATCATGTACCAGATGCATTCCCTCCGATACTGGCTTATCAGTTCATTAAGTCTGTCCGTAATCTCCTTGTCCTTAATTTCCTTTTCCTTCTTCTCTTTCCATTTTTTGAAAAACATATCTTTTTCTTCTCCTTTCTCTTTCCCGCTTCTGGAAGCCCTCGCCAAATATGAACGTTTCCATCGATACAATCTCACCGGTCTCTCTACGGTATCTTGTACTGTACCAGTACTCTCCGGCGGAATCCTTGTAGTAATCCATGATTCTTCCGTTTTCCTTTTCTGTTGAGCCGATATATTCAATGCTCCGGTTCTCAGCTTCCCAGCCTTCCCGGCACTCCATGCTATATGCTCTCTGGTATGCCTTGGTCAGTTCATTTTTCTGAATTTCTATGTACCGGCTTTCCACTCAGCCTCCCCCTCTCTTCTTTCCATTTCTGAAAAGCCTTTTCATGCTCCGGGTCGGCGAAATAGCTCTGCAGCTCTTCCAGGGTAGCTCTCGCTATGGTATTCAGTTTTATCTCGTCCATCCCGGCTCCTTTCTGCTTGTTATTTTGTCTTCACAATCCTATAATTGAGGTATCAGCTTATTTACGCTGAAATACATCTGAAAGGATTTGATACTATGCCAAAAATCGACTTAACAATCTCTATCACCGTAATCGTTGCAATTGCTGCAATCATTTCTCCCGTTCTTACAACTCTTCTTAATAATCATCATCAGCTCCAGCTCAAAAGACTTGAGCTGCGGCAGGAAGAATACAACCGCACGATTCTTTACAAGCGTGAAATCTTTGAGAACTTCCTAAAGGGGTTAAGCCAAATTTCTCAAAGTGTAACAAGGGAATCTCTTATTCTGTACTCCGAATACTATCCTCTAGCCTATATGTATCTTCCCCCTGACCTTCAGAAAAAACTCTCCGAGCTCAATCCTATCGTGCGCGAACGTGATATGGACAAGCTCATTCCCTACGTCGATTTTCTCAGTGTTGAGATACATAAAGTGCTACAAGCGCTGTAAGTAGGATTAATACAACCAGGACATATATTGCGTAAGCAATCCATCCTCCTGGTTGTATTTTTTTCATCAGAAAAATACATCCTATTCCGATTACCCATGCAATAATTACTGCTATCATCTTTTCTCCTTTCTTACGCTACTGGAAGCTCTTCCTTTTTCTTTTCTGCTGCGTCTTCCTTTTCTTCTACTCTTCCGAGAAGATAACCCAGTTCATAAGTTGACATCTTTGGAAGTGCTTCAATGAGTTTTTTTACTACCTCTTTTTTCTCTTTCATCATGTCTGTCATCTCCTTTCTTTATGTTGCTATGCGACTATTATATGACGCATATTATCTTATGTCAATATATTTTTGTCGATATGCGACATTTTTTTATTGTTATTTGTCTTTGCCTGTGTTATTATTAATTTCGAAAGGAGGCTATACTATGGCTGAAAGGATTAAACTTTTAAGAAAGGCTCTTGGGTTAACGCAGCAGGAATTTTCTGACACTATAAAGGTTAAAAGAAGCACCCTTGCCACCTACGAATCCGGCCGCAATGAGCCAATTGATGCAGTAATCACTCTTATTTGCCGTGAATTTGACGTAAACGAAAAATGGCTTCGTTTCGGAACCGGCGAGATGTTCATTGAAAAGACCGAGGATGAAGAGATTTCCGAAATGCTAGCAGACATCCAGCTTTCCGGCAGCGGCTCTTTTAAACACCGTCTTGCTGTAGCTCTTGCCAGACTGGATGACGATGGTTGGAAATGGTTAGAAGAATTTGTAAACTCAATAGCCAATCAGTCAGACAATCAGGTTTAATTTCGTCATTTTGGTATAAATGACGAAATCAGAAAAAGAAAGAACCGAGGACAGTGCGCAAGTCCTCGGTTCTTTCTTTTCTTGACCTATTTTCCCCCCTTTACTATAATGTTTTTATAAAAACAAAGGAGGTATGGCTATGAAAAAAATATTAGCTATCGTTTTATGTATTACATTTCTTTTTTCAACTGTTGCTTGTGGTTCTGAAAAGCCAAACGATATGGAGACGTTCGATGTTTCCCCGCGGGATTTTAAAAGCAACCTTAAAACTCTTCTTGGACCGTCCGGTTTCAATATCTCTGACTCTGATTTTACTTCCGATTCAGCTTTTGACATCTGTTGCACATACAAAAATGATTCTCAAACTTTTGTATCTTTAAAATGTAATGATTCTGATTTTCCAGTAAAAATCACTGTTTGGTATGATGATAAATTCGACAGTTCGTATTTATTTGTTGTCCGGGCAGTATTAATTATCATAAATGCGGATGCAGACCCCCAGGATATCATGAATGACCTTGATATTAATTCCGAATTAAAGGATAATCCTACTCATTCCAAAGAAGCTGTTTCTTTCGAGGGTGTTCGTTATTCACTTGAAAGCGGCTTCCTTATCGCAAAGATTGATTCAGAAAACCCGAAAGATTATGTTAAGCACCCTATCTCTGATTATACAGACCAATACCCTGGTACCTATGCCAAAAACTCTCCAGAAGACTCTTCTGAGAAGTCTTCTGAAATTGATTCCGAGATTTCAACAGAGCAGCCTGTGCAGCCGGATACGGAAGTAGAATCTTCTTCCGAAACAGAGGTTTCATCCGAAGATGATTATCAGGAAATGCTATCAAAGTATGATGCTCTTTTTTCTGAGCAGCTTTCTGTAATTGATGATTCCAAAGCTCTTGTAGAGTCTGCTCTTAACGGTTCTGAGGTCGAATCCTCTCAGCTTCTTGATGCGCTCTCAGCTGTTAATGATGCAGAAGATGTTCTTCAAGGCTACTCCGATAGTTTTTATGAAAATCGCCCTGCTGCTCCTTTTGGTACAAAAATTATGACACTGCTGTCAGATGCTCAGTCTGCTTTGCGGAGATATGCAATCACCATTGAGCACTTGTATGACTACTCATTTTATTCTGAAAAAGATAGCACCGATTTAGAGCACGCTGACGAGTATTATCAAAAGACAAATGATGCTTTGTCAGATTATGATACTCTTTTAGAATCAGAGCAAAATAAATAGTATGTAACTTTTTATTTTTTATACGCATTATATGTATTTTATCCTTGACTTTTATGTGTATTATGTGTATAATATAATATGTAAGGAGGTACGGGAAATGAAAGTAAGAGAGCTTGAACGAATTTTATTAGACGATGGTTGGCATCCTATAAAACAGATTGGTTCCCATCGGCAATACAAGAATCCTACTAAGCCCGGTAAGGTAACCGTACCAATTCATACCGGCGACCTTGATAAAGGTACTGTAAAATCAATTCTAAAACAGGCAGGGCTTTCCTAAAAGCTCTGCCCCATAACAAATATAGAAAGAGGTGTGTTAAATGAAATTAGTTTATCCAGCAATTTTTACCCCATGTATCGAAAAAGAAGGATACACCGTTGTTGTTCCAGACCTTCCTGGGTGTGTTTCTGAAGGAGCTACGCTTGCTGAAGCTATTGAAATGGGTAGTGATGCTGCCAGTGGATGGATTCTTGGCGAATTAGAAGATGGTAATACAATTCCTTCTGCATCAGACTTTAATTCAATTAAACATGACTCTGACAGTTTTATTAATCTTCTCGTCTTGGATATCGATTCTTATGCCGAGAAATATGGTGATAAGGCTGTGCGTAAAAACATAACCATACCAGCATGGTTGAATGCTTATGGCGAGAAAAATCATATAAACTTTTCCAAAGTACTTCAAAATGCTTTACTTTCCATGAGTCAAAATTTTTCAGAGAAATGA